CATAATTGCACTATTTGGGGTTCCAACAGCACCATACCCGCTTACCGTCACGGTGTCGGTAGTAGCGTCGCCGAGGGTGACGTTGCCCGTGGCGTTAAAGGTGCCATCAACAGTCAGCTTGCTGGTAGGGCTGGTTGTGCCGATGCCCACATCGCCCGCGTTTGTGATGCGCATGCGTTCAGAGCCAGTCGCTAAAATCAGTGTTCCAGCGGTTCCAGCATTATCGGTAACGGCACTCAATGTTCCAGCGGTAGATGCAAAATAAGAATAAAGCCCTCCGGTGCTGGATATAAAAGCCGCCAATCCGTCCGTTACTACCGCGTAGTTGGATTTTGCAGCGCCGTTCACATCTAGTTTTGCGCCTGGGCTGGCGGTGTTGATTCCGACGTTGCCACTGTTCAAAATCCGCATCGCTTCCGTGGCGCCGTTGTTGCCGGTCTGGAAGATGATGTCCGCACCCGTGGTGCCCACGCCCGAAGTCGAGCGCAGCGTGAGCGTGCTGGTCGTGCCGGTGCCGCCGATGTGCAACGGGAAGGTGGCGGATGTCGTGAATGTCGGTGTGGTGATGGTGGGGCTGGTGCCAAACACCAGTGCGCCTGTGCCGGTTTCGTCTGTCACCGCAGCAGCGAGGTTTGCGCTGGAAGGTGTGGCAAGGAAGGTGGCGACGTTCGCGCCCAAACCCGAGATGCCGGTGGCCACAGGCAATCCTGTGCAATTTGTCAGGGTGCCGCTAGTCGGCGTGCCGAGCAGGGGTGTCACCAGCGTGGGGCTGGTCGCACGCACCACGTTGCCGGTGCCGGTGGAAGACACCCACTCGGGGGCGGTGGCTCCGGCATTGACTTGCAGCACTTGGGCTGCGGTGCCGATGCTCAGAAAGGTCGTGGTGCTTGCGCCAGACTGATAGGGCACTGATCCTGCCGCGCCGCCTGCGAGGTTGGTGGCGGTGGTGGCGGTTGCCGGAGCCACTTCAACAAAATCAGCGCCGTTCCAAATCACAATGGCGGTCTTGCCATTGGCCACGGTCACGCCGGTGGTGGGGCCAGCGCCCACGATCTTCACGGCGAAGCCGCCTGTGGTGTTGTTTACCACGGCATAAATCTTGGACTGGGCCGGGGCTGTGATGGTGCGCAGCGCCGAGCGAGCGCCCGAGCAGAGCAGGATGGCCTGACGCGCTTGGTTAGACGCGCCTGTGGTGGTGCTCAGGGTGACATCGGCGTCAGTAGAGAGGGTCGTGGTGCCTGCAACAGCGGTGTCCAGCAGCGAGGTGATGGAGTTGTTGACTGTGTCGCCCCATGTCCCTGCAAGCTCGCCCGTAACCGGGAGCGCCAAGCCGAGAAGGGATGTGTAAGAAGTTGCCATGTTTTGTCCTCACGCAGCCAGCTGCTGCCAATTAGGGGTTTGCGTGTCCGCCACCGAGCTCCAGCTCGGTGTTTGAGCGTCAGTTACTGATGCCCATGCCGGGGCTTGCGTATCGTCTATAGCCACCCACCCGGGCGTTTGTCCATCGGATACATTCTGCCAATTTGGGCTTTGCGAGTCATCCACAAGGCCCCATACGTTTACTGTGGAAATATACCCGGTTGCTTGAACGCCTGTTGGTACGACTGTCGCTCCGCCGGTAGCAGTTACTGTCCCGACAGCGCCATTAGCTGCTACGCCTGTGACCGGCACAACAATACCGACCCAGACCTGCACATCACCGATCTGCCCTGTGCCTTCCACGCCAGTCACAGCTACCACCGCGGTGCCGGTGACTGAAACAGAGCCAATCTGGCCAGTGCCAGCGACCCCTGCGACCGACACGACAGCCCCCGCCTGCACGGTGACTGAGCCAATCTCTCCCGAGGCCGCCACGCCTGTGGCAGACACATTGGCCGCGGCGGTGACAACAACATCGCCAACCTGCCCTGCCGCACTGACGCCGGTGGCCACGACAACAGCGGCAGCGGTGACAACGACACTCCCAACCTGCCCTGTAGCAGATACGCCCGTGACGGGAACAACCGCGCCGGCCTGTACAACAACATCACCGACTTCACCCGAGGCGGAGACGCCTGTGACCAGAACCACTGCGCCGGCTTGAATGGCTGCATCGCCAACTTCGCCCGAGGCCAATACGCCGGTGACAGAGACATTAGCTGCCGCTACTACAGTTACGTCCCCAACTTCGCCAGTCGCGGATACGCCCGTAGGCGTGACAACGGCACCCGCTGCAACTGTTACGCTGCCAACAGATGCCGTCGCAAGTACGTTTGAATAACCGACACCCCAGCCTTGTTCGCCCCAGCCAACGCCGGATGCGGACCAACCTTCAAAGGCTACGATAGCGTCGGCCATTGGTCATCAAGCAATACGAATGATCGCGGTGGCGGCTGCGGCGACCGGGAAGTTGATGGTGAAGTCGCCGTTGGTAGAGGTCTTGTCCCCACCAAAATCCAGCACAGCAATCGCCTTATTGGACTTGCTGCTGTTGTAAATCAACGCGCCACGGGCTGTGATCGTAGAAGCCGACCACGTAGTGTCGTTAAAGTCCACAATAGCCGTTGTGCCGTCCAGCGTCACCGCCGCGCCCGTCAGCGTATTGCCGCCAGCGGTATAGTTCGTGCCAGAGGACGAGACTTCATCTGAAGTTGAATAAGCCGTGGTGCTGGCACCCAGCGTAGCCGCGCTGGTGTAGAGCGCAATTTTGATTACATCTGTATCCAGATCATGTTCGCTAAGCAGAATTTGCTGCTTGAACGACGAGCACATTGTTTGTGTGATAGCCATTATCAACCTACCTTTTCACGGAATTGGCCAGAACGATAAGCATCCTGACGCAGTTTGCCATCGCCCAGATTTTTAAGTAGCCCAATGGCTTGAGCATACAGGGTGGTGTAGAGCTGCACCATGTCAGGCTCGCCCTTCATAAACCTAATTGCTTCGACCAGCGCGCCATTGAGCAAGGCCGAGTCAAACTCATCGCCTAGCCATGTGGTGCCCGCAGTGACAATCGACTGCGGGTAATAGCCGTAGTGTAGTTCGGCGGAATAGTTTGCTCCGGGCGTCGGGCCAACAATAAACGTGTTGTCGTCAAAATAGGCGTAGTGTTGCGGCAGCCCGGTGCTGGTTGGCGTGGGGTATGCCTCGCGTATGAAGTTCACATCTTTGTTCAGCAGATAGTGATAGGCCCCATCTGCATCAATGACCGCTAACGAGTAAGCCCACAGAAAATCATTCGGCGTGCTCAAATACTTGTTGTTTGCGGTCAGCGTGCCGGTCATGTTCTTACGCAACGCTGGAATCTGGACAGAGTTGTAAATCTTTTGCTCTGCCTGCTGGGTAAACATGGCGAGCTGATCTGCTGTGAAAGTGTTTTCACAGATGTCCTGAATGTTGGTGCACAGCGTTGCGTAGTCCATGTCTACCTCACGCCATCGGGCCGCGGGCCATCACGCCTTTGGTCGCTGCACCGGTGCCGCGAATCTTGATGCCGGTTGTCTTGACTTTGTCATTCATTGTCATGGACACGCCGTCATCCGGCGTCCAGCCCTTCTTCTGTTCAAACGGCACTTCTTTGCCTGCTTTGACAGGCGTCACTTTTTTGCCTTGCATGGTATGTGGCTCCGCGTAGGTTGAGGCCGCACCGACCTCTTTGCCAATCAGCTTGTGGCTGTACTTAGACATTTGTCTTCTGGCCTTTGTAGGTAAAAGACGACTTCTTTTGGTTGGCAACCTTGGCCATACCGCGACCCATCTGCTTGCGCTGAAGGCTGGTCACACCGCCCTTGGCATAACCCTTGGCACCGTGCATGGATTTCTCATGGGCTTTCACAGCCTTTTTAGCTTCGCCCTTGGCAATTTCTTTCACGCCCATCTTAATTCTCCTAATTGACTGTTACTTGCCCAATTCGGCCTACCGCCACCAAATCGTTTGGTGTGAGCCCAGCCGCATTCGCTTCTGCCCCGCCTACCGGATTCCAACCCCACTGAATATCCCGCGACCCGTTCCGTGCGGATGTGTACACCAGCGACTGGTCTGGGCGGGGTCTGCGCAGGGCTTGGGGGTCGTCTACCGGGTACATCCCCTGCATGTTCTGCGGGTGGTCCACACTCCAGCATTCCGGGCACGCCAGCACGTTTGTTTTCTTGGTGCGGACAATCAGTTCTTTCAGCCGAGGCAGGGCGTAACGGAACCCGCAAACATCGCAGAATCCGAATGCCTTATTGCCTGCTGCAAACCGATTGCCCATGGCTACCTCGACCGGAACATGCGCGGCACAAATCGAATCGAGGCTTTCTCTCTGTCCTCACCCGCCGCCAAGTCAAACTGCTCGTCGTAGGCGGCTTTCAGCATCTGAATCCGGTCCATCAGCGCTGGGTCTTTCTGCGCCAAGTAGTAAGCCAACCCAGCCACAAGGCACGGCAGGAAACGGAACTGAACATCCGGGGTCTGAACACCCGCGCCCGCGTCCTGAATACGCCGCATACGCCAGTACACCAGCGTGTAGGTCTGGGTGGTGTCTGGCACCGGCCACACGGTCACTTCGGGTGCGTCACGCAGCCGCTGAATGTATAGCTGGATTGGACGGCCCTGCACGTTTTTGTTGGGGATTGTCGCGTAGGTGGACACACTAATCCGCGAGATGGCCAAGTCAGCCTGCGTTGAACCGCTGCCGGTGCGCACGACATGGTCGAGCAGATCAATGGTGTCGGCTGGAAGCGGATATGTGGCCGTCCCGGGCGAGAGCACTTGGGTGCCCTGCTCGATGGTCCACATGTTGATGCCGCGGTTTTGCCACTCAATCGTCAGCAGGTTCATCGACCGCCGAGCGGTTCGCAGGTCATACCCCGAACGCATCTCGCGCCCGGCACGCTCCCACGCCTCCTCGGCCAATTCAGTAAATTCAAGCGTAAAGCCAGTAGTACCAGAAGTCGTCATATGGATTCCACCCGCAGTCCTTTAACCAACCGGCCTTTACGCTTAGCATGCCCTACTGCCGCGTGCGTAACGTTTAGCGCTCTAGCAGCGGCATTGATTGAGGGGAACTCTCGGCCGTCGGACAATCGTATAGCTTTCCCGCCGCCTACGGTTTTTTCTTTTAAGTATGCTTCGGTTGCCGCAGCATCCAACACACGGCGTTTTCCTACCGGCTTATTGATTCTAGCGATAGTCTCCGCCGCAAGCAGTCGAGCGCGCTTTTCTGCCGCACTTAGCGGCTGCCGAGTTTTGTTAGCAGCCATGCTTTGCGCGCAAGGTAGTGCAGCCTGTGCTACCAGATATTTAACCAAACACAGGGAAGAAAACACTTCCAAGGCTTCGGCAGCATCCGCATTGCTTACAACCCACCTAAAAACAGAACGGCCAGTCTTGGTTTTGTACTTACCGTCTTCAAAACTCCCACCAAACCATTCGAAACAAGCGAGTACTGGGGCCCTATCGCACATGACAATAGCGACGGTGATGCCGATGTATCCGTCTTTTCGCAAAGACATGGATACTGATCCTTCCCCGTCAAACAACCCAGCAAAGTACTCATCCGATTTCATTTACTTGCCCAGTTTCTTAAGCGTCTGCGCCAAACGCGCACGTTGGCCGGTCTTGCCCGGAGCCTTGGCGGCTTTAGCCAGCTTGCCTGCGGGGATAGTCTTACCTTCCTTGACACCAAGAGACTTGCGCAGGGCGCCCGGTTTTTGAATAGCCTCTTTGATCCACTTCTCAGCCATTACCGAAACCTCGCTGTTTTCTTGGCGATCTGTTTGGGCTGCGCTACAAACTGCTGGCCCTTTTTCTTGCCCGCGCGTTTTGCTCGGGTTGTAGCAGCATACTCCGCGGGGCTAATCGTTTTGATAGCCGCTTCCGGCAAATACCGTTCGCCTGTTTTTGACGAAGGCTTGCCGGACTTGGTGCGCCACTTCTGCGCAGTCCAATCTTTAAGCGACTTCTGCGGCGCTTTCATCCCTTATAGCCCCCGCCTTTTGCCTTGTATTGCTTGGCCAGCATCTGCGCTTTGCGAGCGCTCCACTGGCCTGCGGCGGTGCCCTGCGTGGCTTGCCCTTTGATCTTCTCAAAAAGCGCCTTCCGCATGCCGGGCTTGGTGTAATTCCCCGCTTCGTTGACCTTTGATACACGACCGCCCGCGGCATACATGTCCACATCCTGAGGATGATCCTTGCGGACAATCTTCTTGGGTTTAGGCATCTTTTTGGGGTTGATGGCCCCCATGCCGCGGCTCGGTCTCAAAGCATCCGCCCTTTGGTTTTGCCGCGCTGGGCGCAGCCATCAGCTCGCTTGGAGGCAGAGCCCACAGAGCCGCCTTTGGCATAGCCGGGCTTGGCCTTCGGCTTGCGCGGGGCCATCTTAGGCGGTGCGCCTTCATCAGGCATCGGGGGCTGGCCCATCTCGGCGGTGTATACGTCGCGGGGGCGCTTCACCGGCTTTTTAGGTGCCGCGCCTTCGTCCGGAGACGGGGGCTGGCCCATCTCAGCAGTGTAGATGTCGCGCGGCATGTCAGCACTTCCCGCCGGACTTCATGGCGATCTGTTTGGCCTTGGTCTTGCCCTTCTTGGCAATGCCGTCAGCAGCACGGGTGTAGCCGCCAGCAGAGTAGCCTTTAGCGCCCTTCTTCATGCCTTTGGCTTCGGCTTGTTCGTGCTTGACCATGGCTTTGGGAGCGCCCTTAGCTTTCATAAAGGCCACTTCCTTCTTCATCATCGCTTTGGATTCTTTCATGTCACCGCCCTCGTTGAATTTGCGGCCCTTGTCGGCCTTTACGAACTCTTTTCCAACCGACTGCGGAACACCAACACGCTTGGCCGCTGCCGGGTCATTGGCCACCATGGCCATTAAGTTGTGCTGCTTAATCGACTTAGACGGCATCGTCGTCTTTCGATCCGAACCACCCTTGCACCGTATCTGTTTCCCAGATGCGGATGACAGTCCAAACTATCGTAAACACTGCGGCAATGGAAGGCAGCATATCGACTAGGGTTCCGACCACAGTCACAATTGATAAGGCATCTACCGCATGCTTTACCGTCTCGCTCGCTGTGTCACTCATTTACAGCCCCACCGTTTAAGACTAGCAGCCTTGCGTGTTGGGCGCCCTTTCTCATCCTTCATGGGGCCGGGCATGCCGCTCATCCGCGCGCAAAACGACTTCTTGCGGCCAGCGTCTGCTTTGGTTTTTGGGTTCGGCGCCGGAGCCTTAAGCTTTGACCCCGTAGCCGCGTTATAGCGAGCACGTCCCTTGGCAGTCAGCCCAGCACCTTGTGATGCGGGCAATTTCTCGCCACGGCCCACCGCCAAAGAGACGTTCTTCTTAGCCATAAAACACCGTGACTTTGGCGTTTGTCAGCGTGGCATACGCGCTCGCCTCAAACAACACGCCTTCAGCAGGGATGACCACATTAAAGGGCGCACCGTTTGTCAAGGTGTTGATCGTCAGCACCGTTGTGCCTCCCGAGCCGCCGTCCTTCAGCACGACGCTGCCCGCGGACCCGCCCGGCTCAACCACCATGCCGCGCACGCGAACTCGCGTATCGGAGATCGCACCTGAAGCAGCCAGCGACTTTGCCTTTACATCAGTTTGCATTGCCATCTGTAGTCTCCGATTCTGGAGCATCCAGTCGGTTGATTAGCATCTTGTAGGCTTCAATCGTGCCTTGAGCTTTGAACATGAAAGCTTCCGCCTTCCGCATCTCAGTCTCAAGGTCACGAATTTCAGCTACCAAGAATTCCTTGGTTATCTGCATTATTGAGTATCCGAAACCATCAGGTAGTACACAGCGCCTGTCGAATCGACAAACTGAATTGTGTGGCTAACAGCGGCGGCGCTTTCGGCATCAACCATGGCAGCGGGCACATTCATCAGGTTGTCGATGGTGCCGGTGCCGCTGTTGGTGAAACGCAGGAACGAAGCGTTCGTCCAAGTGCCGCCCGTCGCAAAATCCGAATCCACTTGCAGGGCCGCCAGTGTGCCGCCCGGGTTAGTGGAGGTGCCGCCCAGCGTCACGCGCAGGGCGTTAGCCGCGCCGGAGATGGTGCCGGTGCCGTTGATCGAGGTAGAGATGTGCGCGCCGTTGATAGTGCCGCCAGCAGCAGCGCCCGTGCCAGTCACAACCGAGAACGCACGCAGTGTTTCGCCCGAGCCGGTCGAGGTAAACGCCAAGCGTTGGTAGCTCAACCGTGTATCGCCAGTGGTGGCAGACGTGGTGGCGTAGGAGCTGGAGATGTTGCCTGCGGTAGTGACAGCAAGCGGAGAAGAAGATGTCCCGGAGATGAAGCCGTTGTTCGACGCAACGGGGCCGGAGAAGGTAGTCAAGCTCATGTTGTCCCTCATGCGGTTAGGTATATGCGTCTGCATGAAGTCAGCCGGGTCTGTCGCATATACCGGGTACCCCCGGATACCTACGTTTTAACACGTAGGGTAGAGGGGGTCAAGAAAAAGTCTGCACAACTTCGACACAGGTAATGCTCGATACAAAGCTAGTGATTCGTAACGTACCCCGGGAACACTCGATACAAGAAAAAGGGGCCTTTCGGCCCCTTCCAAACACTTGTAAGTGCTTGATTTACTGCTTAGTTGCTGCCGGGCGAACCGAAGATGCCAAGCGGGTCCGACACTCCGAAGCTGTAGCGCTCGCGGGCCTTGTAGCGGGTATTTCCGGTGTCAAAATCACCGTCCATTCCGGTTTGCATCGGAGTACGGACAAAGTGCTTCAGACCGTTCGGCACGTCGGTCAACAGGAACCATGCGTTGGTGTCCGTCAGCCAGTGGTTGACAGAGTAACCTTCGGGGATGGAGCCGTTGTTCTTCAGTGCGTTGATGTCGTTGTCGGCGGTGCCAACACGCAGCTCGGTCTCGAGGAGACGAGTTGCAACGAACATCAGGCTCGGCGGAACGACCAGCTTGCGGGGCTTGGCAGCGATCAGCAGACCGCGCTCATCCGTCCAGCCAGCGATCTGAATGACAGCGGCTTCGAGCGAAGTCTCATTCAGGTCAGCGCCCGTCGTGGGACGGTTGCTGTTGATGCCGCCAGAGATCAGGGGGTGATCGGTGGCGCACAGAACCTTGCCGTCACCGTAGGTGGGGCCGCCTGTGAAGGCTTGGTTCAGGATGGAAGCGGCTTTGACCTGCTTGGTGTAGGCCATGGCACGAGCCAGCGCCTTGGTATAACGAGCCGAGAGGCTGTCATACAGGTTGTCTTCAATCGCTTCTTCAGTGATCGAGAAACCCATGGCGATGGTTTCGTGGTTGTAACGAGCGGTCCAAGCTTCTTGCGCATTGTCATACGCAATCGCGGAGCCTTCGTTCTTGACCGGGGCTGCGGAGAAACCAGACAGCTTGGTTTCTTCTTCAAACGAACGCTCGGAAGTTTCGGTTTCGAAAATTTCCTTGTGTTCTTCGCCGTAGCGCTTGTACTCCAGACCGAACAACGCATTCAGGCCGGGCAGGAGTTCCTTGAGTAGCTGGGCACGAGAAATTGCCATGATTTACCCTCCTTAGACGCCAGCAGTAGCGTTGTAAGTGTGATAGGTGGCGTTGAATTTAACGATAAATTCAACGAAGTTGCCGGAGCTGTTCTTGGTGTCCGGCACCACATCAACCACGCGGATCGGCAGAATCGTCGCCACGTTGTTGATGAACACGCCCATGCGGCTGTTGCCAGTCGCGGCGACGCCAGTGTTCAGCACGAGCTCAGCGTTACAGGCGATGGCGGTGCCACGAGCGATGTAAGCGGGGAGCAAGCCGCCTTCAGCGTCATTAGCAACGGCGCTGGTGACGTTCACGACCTTGAACAGGGCGTTGGGGTCATCGCACACGTAGGCAACGATGTCATCGGCCACAACACCACCGGGGTAGTATTGGGAGAACAGCTTCTGCTTGGTGGCCGGGTTGGTGTAAGAACAACCCAAGAACACGCCAACCACGCCAGCAACAGGGCTGGTTTGATTTTGCAGGGTGGTGATGATGATTGTGCCATCGTTCTTGTACTGCACAACGTCGCCGTTATAGATGGCGGTGGCGTAGTTAGAAGCGATGGGAAGTTGACGGGTAGCACCCGCAAACGGCAAGCCGCCGATCAGATTGACCGGTTGCAAACCGTAAGGGGCGTTGACGGTGGGGTAAGCCATGTCAGACTCCTAAATTAGGTTCCAGTACCGAAAGTAACCTTCGACTTGCGCTCATGGAAGAGCGGCATCCGAGGATCACTTTCGCGCATGAGATTGTTGTCGACCGAACGCATCTGATTTTCCGCTTGCGTGCGATAAAACGCTTCGCGGTCATCAGCCATTTCGGTGGGGATTTTGCACAGCATCAGCCCGCCAATCACGATATTGTCTCGATGCTTGTCGTTTTCGACAGCCGCGAGCTGAATCTCGGGGTGGGCGGACGCTTTGACCGGTTCCCAACCTTCACGAAGCTTGGAAGAAACGTTCATGGGGTCAGCTTGATTCATCGTGGACATGCGTATCCAGCGAAACACATAACCCGGTTCAGGGTTAGGATCAGGCAGCAGGGACGCGGGTGCCCAACGGCGCTTGCGCGCGGTCATTTCACGTGAATTTCTGTTCTCAGCCATTTTGTTTCCTCATGTCTTCAGCAACCTGTCGGGCGTATTGTTCCAAAGTCAAACCGAGCCGCTTGGCTATGGCCTGTTGCGATGTCGTTAGCACGATTTTTCGGGGCGCAGTGGTACGAGTCGCGGGAGCCACCACCGTTTTGCGACGGGGTTTCTCTTCTGGTTCAGATTCCTCGAACTGGTCGGGGAACACTTGGCGCATACGACGGTTGATGGCGTCGTAGTATTCGTCGGAGCGAGGGT